CTGTGTATTGTCAGATGATACTATAGCCAATACACCTGATTGGAATACAAAGTCTGTTGTTCCATTTACAGAGAATGTTCTATCTGCAGATAAATCACCACCACCGCTTAGACCATCACCTGCTATCATCTGTGTTGTACTTAGAGCAACACTTGTAAAATCTAAATTGCCTGTTGCACTATCAAAAGTTAATGCTTGGTTGTCACTAGGTGTACTTGCTGATGGAAATCCAAAGTTGTTAAGTGTAATATCACCACTTGCTCCACCTAATACTATTGTTGTATTAGCATACAAGTTTTCTAGAGGTGTGCTTTCTGAACCTAGATTTTGTACACCAGTATCAAAACTTACGTTACCTGAAACTGTTAAATCTTTTGTATAAATGTGACCTGCTGGGTATCCATTAACTGCTGGATTACTATTATCTACATCTTCACCTATTTGGATATCAGCATTTTCAAACAGTATTTTACCTGCTGAAGTACTGTCTTTACCTAGGTGTAACTCGTTAGTGTATGTTTTTGCAAAAATTCTAGTAGCATCACCTAGGTTTCTAAAGTTGTCATCTGCTGGTATAATATCTAATCCACTATTGAAAATATATGTGTCACCAATAGTGTTAAATTGAGATTCTATAGTAACACCTAAAGTTGGACTATATAAAGCATTGGCTGTTGTTGCTACTGTGGCCAAGTCTGCTAATGGTACTGACGTTTGAGAATAATCTGCTCTCAAGTTCATACCTTTAACTAAGTTTAGGCCAATTCCGCCTGTTCCTGCAAATTCTGGGTAGTAATTTACTTCTACGCCTTCTGCTTCTGAATTAAAATTACCTAATGTAAATGTATCATCTGTGAATACAGCCATTACCGTTTCACCGTTTGTTACACCTTTATATAAACTGTTTGTACTATCATTTACTGATACTAGTGCCGCTACTGCTCTTGATATGTTTCCGCTATCCTTTAAGTATATTGTTTTAAACTTAGAACCATATGCTGTCTGAGGTTCTCCGATTGCATCTACAGACTTATATGCACCTGAAACTTCACCAGCATAACTTTGTAATTTCCAAGATGTTCCATCATGTATATAAGATTGGTTATTTACACTATTAAAATAAACATCTCCTGAACTTGATGCTTCTATACCTGTTCCTGTTGGCTCTGCATTTAATACTTGTGGTCTTAATTTTTGCCAAACTGTACCGTTCCATGCTCTTAATACATTATCATTTTTATCGTACCAAAGTTGGCCTATTAATTTTGTTGTTGGATTAGGTGCTGTTGTTCCTGCAAAGTTTTCTAATTGTCTTACAGTATTTCTTGCAATATCATCACCGTAATTAGTTGCGTTAGGGCCTATAAGATTTAAAGAAAATGTAGAGTCAATGGACTGATCAGCAACATTAACTGTAACTGTACCGTCTGTATTTGTTATACTATATGCCACTTAATACTCCTAACTCAATTGAACTCTAACTGTATATATTATTTCTATTACCCTATTTTGTGCTTTTTGTACAGGATGAAAAACAACATGAGTCAACATTCTACTTGTTTCTATAGGATCACTGCCGTCACTAGGTGAAGGATCAGTTGGATAACTAAAAAGTCCTAATTCATCAAAAACATAAGAACCATCGTTATTTGTACTTGTATCAAATAAATCTTGATCTGCTGGTTCGGAATAACTTAATGTTGCTGTAACTTTAATATCAGAATAAGAAGTTCCTGTAATTACTTCTATTTGGTTTGTTGCATCACCTGATGCTCCTACAATTTTTTTATAAGTTCTACTATATAAACTTGCAGAAGATTGGAATGCTTCACTGACTCTAGGTGACTTGTAAATTATTTTTCCTGTAGTATCAACACTCGTTCCACCGTTGCCGAAACCCATGTAATATACCCTAGCATTATCGGTTCCGTTAAGAGCATTTGCTACAATATATGCCATATTACCATAATGAATGGCATTTCTTTTATTAACTAATTCTTCACCAGTTTCTTTATCTCTGATTAATATGTGTCCGTTCATATTTAAACCGGCATTTTCATTAGGCTGTAAATCTTTTTGTTCGTTCATTTTATCTTTGCTCTCTTCCATCATACTATTTATCACTATTGGTTATGTGCGTATTTATTTAAGATTATGTAAGAAATTCATCACCGATGTATTAGCACTTACATTACCCTTATCTGTTAAACTTGTTGCTCCAACGTCTAACCAAACATTACTATCTACAGAATTATCAACAAAGTTTTTAAATATTTGAGATTCACTTCCGTCCCAAACAATAACAGTATTATTACTGTACCAGTCTTGTATAGTTGTACCGCTTGTACCCCTAATCAATCCTGATAACTTATTATTTGCTAAATCTATTCTTGTGTATTCTATTCTTTCACTCTCTACCCAAACAACACCGTTTACTGTTGCTGTTGGCTCAGCACATATATTTGCATTTGCAACTGATATCTCATTATCTGACATCAGTAAGTTAGCAGTTAGTAGTGTATTTGCACTACCGTCCTGTAATTTTCTCATATAATCTGTATTACCAAATAAATCCATTGTTACTTGATATTCTACTGTTGATGCATCTGTACTAGGAGTAATCACAGTACCTGCAAATACAGTTTTATTAGGTTGCACACTTCCATTTGCAAAATGTATATTACCAGTAGAGTCCACATCATTACCGTCTAGTATAACATTTGTTCCAAATCTATTTACTGTATTACCTGTGTACGCAAATGGTGGCTGGTATGTAGTAGAATTTGCTATTATAACTCCGTTTGCATACTTAGAATTTGTATCAGTTAAAACATTTACAATAAGTGTTTCATAAGGATCAAACAATGCCATTTCTTCTGGTACACGTTCGCCGTAACCTACTCTTTGGAAAGTTACTCCGTCAAATCCTTCGTAAGCCACATTATCATCTGTAAGTGTACTTGCCTCTGTAAAAGAACCTATGTAATTATCTACTTCTATAGGATTATCATATACTACTTTACCAAACGGTTCACTACCAAATCCAAATTGTGTTTGGTAGTCTGATGTACTTGCACCTGCTACCACTTTAGTAAATATATTTGCGTCTAACGTTGTTCCTCTAAATTTACCGCCTACTTTAGAGCTTACCAAGTCTAATGTTGTATTAAGATTTCCTGCATTTATGGCCGCTAGGATATTTGCAGAACTACCTATAATATTTGCATTAGCAATTGAGTCTGTTACACTAAAGTAACTATCTAGATCTACTTTAAATTGTGCTTGTACTTCTGTATCATATTTAAATACTCTGTCAGCATATCTATAATATACATTACTTGCTATAAAAGTATTACTGTTATGTGTATTACCAAAGCCCATAAGTGTTACAATATTTGTCGCTATACTTGTATTAGTATCTGTCTTTGTATAGTCTGCATTAGCACTAACTAAAGGTTCAAAGTCTGTTAGTACTGTATTAGTTCTATCAAATTTAATTGTTGATTTAATTTTTCTTATAGGTGTATCTACATTAGCATTACTACTGAAGCCATAATACTTGACATAATTATTATTTGTCTGTATAATGTTTGAGTCTGCCGCTAAGAAATCGTCTAATATTCTGACATTACCGGTTACACTATCAGGATAAGGTGGTTTATCAAAATCACTTATCTGTGTATATTGTATTAGTTCTTTAGCAGGGCTCTTACCATCTTTATATTCTCTAATTTTTGAGGTGTAAGGTTTAGCATCTTCAAAGTAATTTAATACTTTATCAAAATTATCTACTTTAAATCCGTCTACCTTAACTAAATCTTCTTCTGATTTTTCTACATACACATAACTTGTTTTGAATGCCCAACTTAATTGTTCTTGCTCAACTGCTGAATATTTTAAAAGTGCAAAGAATAATCTGTTCCATAGTACTGAATTTTTAAATACGTTGTCTCTTAATGCAATTAACAATGCTCTCAATTCTGTTTGCATTGTGACGTTAGAGTTATCTGTAAATAAGGTATCTCTTAATTTTACAGTTTCGTTTTCAATAGCAATCTGTGTGAATTTATTTGTGCCTGCAACATATTTCCATAGTTCATATCTACTAGTAATATTTGGCTGTACTTGTATAATTGCACCATCTTTGATACTGCCTGTAATTGCTGTAAGTTCAGATATACTTCCAACATTTAATATTGGTTTATAAGAACTATCATATCGTATTTTTTTATTATTAGATGCATCAGTTCTTATAGTATTAAACCAATTTGTTGTTTCTATATACGTTCTGGATGTTGGTAATTCTTTATCCCAATTAACGTATTCACTATTTAATTTTACATCTGCTAATATTTCGTTTAATGTGTAAGCAAGTTCTCTTCTTGCTTGTTTAATATCTTTGAATAATGTTTGTCTAGGTCTAAATGCAACACCATATTTTTCTACTTCACTTAGTAATGTATCTGGAACTGTTTTGCCATCCGCATCTACGCCACATAAACTATCTATTAATTTGTTTCCTAAGTCTTCCGGTATTATACTATTATTGTCACCTTCTCTAAGAAGTTTCCATGCATCATGCTTTTGACCAATTGGATTTAAGTTTCTACTTAAATTTATTTGTAAATTTTGATCTTGTTCTTTAATAATAGAACTTGCGTTTGTTAAAACAAAAGACGAGTCACTAATAAAACTTATTAAAGGTAAACCTTGTCCAATAGGATCAGCAAGTAGTCTAGCAAGTTCAAATGTATTATGTGTTCTTCCTAAATCCTTACTTACATGAGTATCTAACTCCCTTACATTTTGTACCCAGAAATAATAACAAGTTTGATTAGTACCTGTTATTGGGTCTTTAAATGATTCTGTTATATAGTCTACTGTATTTTTAGGATTACCTGTTCCTTGATAGGACTGTGGTAAAACCTTGCTTTCTACCCATTCATATAATGTAATACTACTACCAGGGAAAGTTTTACCCCAATTTAGCCAACGTTCTCTGTTAGTGCCTTGTTCATACCAATAATATCTAACTGTACTAGTGTCCCACCAAATTTTACCAACGTCTTTACTACCAAATCTTGTTCTTGCTGTATTATATACAACTGGGTCGTTTTCGCTTTTAAATGTTATTTCTTTATCTATAAACCCTGGTATTACGCCTTTATATGGATCATATTCATATAAGTCCCAGTCTTTTTCGCCTGTTTCGGAATCGTATATTATAGTATTATTTACAAACTTAGAATCAACTAAATTTTCTTTTTGCTTTTGTATTACATTGGATTCTAAATAAGCCCAGCCTACAGATGTATTATATTCGTCTACCCATACTTTATCGTAGTCTGTAATATTTACGTTACCGTCATCAATATGTGTATGACTGTCTATTACAGAAGTATTTGCAAATCTATGACTTTCTAAGTAATATACATCACAATTCTGTTGTAAATTTATTGTGTTTACAGATGTACCCTGTAAAGTTCTTAATTCGTATTGATATAAATCAGTTGTAAAATTTAATCCTACATTATTTGCAGAGTCGCCACCACCTGTGTTACCTGCAACACCAAATAAACTATTTGGATCAGTTCGTAAATTATCTATACAATTTATTTCAAGAGTTGTTGCTTCAGTTGTGGCAAATCCTGACACACCATACCCGTCTACGTCTATAATATCTAATCCAGTTGTTTTTTCTGCTCTATTGTCTCTATCTTGTTCATAAGACTTTGTAATAACCGTTGAAACCATACACAACATATCTTGGTTGTAGTCACCTCTAGGTAATCCTAATCTATCTAAGAATCCAGGTGTGTCTTCATCTAACCTTATACCATCAAAACCCGGATGTCTTATCTTAATTGCTGTGATACAATCGTTTACCGGTTCTGTTTCTAAATATAAATCATCATCGTAACCTGGACCTGCTAAATTGTTATTGAAACATGCCGCAATGTCTTCTGGTATGTTAATTTCTGTAATTCTTTCTGGTAGTCCTAATTGTCCTCTTGCATTGCCTTTTTCAGAACAGTCAGGAATCTCTCTTGCTGTTAAGAATACTCTTGCACCTGACCCGCCACCTAATGTGTCGTTAATTGGGTCATATCCACCAGGTGTTCCAAGACGTTTTCCATTATTTAAAGGATCAAATTGACCTAATCCAGTGCCTTGATAAAAGTTTCCATCTGCATCTGTACCAGTTTCGTCTCCTAGATTTACATAATCATATTCTAAAGGTATACCCATTGTTAAATCACTTGGGAATATTTTGTAGATACCTCTATCTATAATTTGTAAACTTGTGATTGTTCCTACTGCGTCTATAGATGTAACAACAAACTTTGCTACTCTAGGAGGTACACTCTCACCTGAGGATACTTTGGCATGTGCTGTTGCGGTTAAAACACTCCCAGTGTCATTTAAATCTATAATTCTTACTGCAGGAGGATTAGTTATATCATATCCTTCTCCGCCACTTACCATTAAAATATTTGTAATGGCACCTTGATCATCTAGAATTACACTACCTGCTTTTGCACCACTACCAGGAGTATTGCCGTCACCAATATAAACTACAATATTTGCAGAATCAGAATAACCGGTGCCCGGAGCATCAATACATATTTCTGTAATACTACCATATGGATCTGCTACTGGAGTACCTCCAACTAGTCTTAATCTATCTCCTACAGAATAGCCACTACCACCTGTTGATCTACTTGATGTACTGCTTGATAATATAGCACCATCGGCCCCGGTCTGTATAGGAGTAGTTGTATCGTCTTGTATAGGACCTAAGTTTGTTCCAGTTGGACCGTATCCGACATATCCTACCGTTATAGGCGTATCGCTAGAACTAAATATCGCCGGTAAGACCATTGTATTGCTGGTATCAGTTACACTTTGTTCGAACCCTCTGACAACGTGGAAGTCTAATACTTCTTTATATACGCCACCTGCACAACCATCTCTAATAATTATTGGTGCATTACTACAACTACTGATTCTAATTGCATCTTGGCCGTTAACTTTAGTATCTTTAATTTCTATTCCACTGCCTTTAGGTCCACATTTTAGAGTGTTTACTACTACTTTAGGATCACTTCCTGGAAAAACAAATTTTCTGTTGTTAATAATTAATTCATCACCTGGTTTAATACCTGTCATATTGTCTAATGGTATAGATATACCCGGTGTAGGCTGTGTTAAGTGACATCCTACTTTAGGTCCACCAGGTATATAGTTACCTTCGGGTGTTCTTAGTAAAGGTTGTATAGAAAGATTTACATCTCTATTAAAATCTATATTGTCTGTATCCGGTGGTGATATTTCTGTTGGTATCGTGGAGTCTGCTGGTAGATAATCATAATCCGGAGTGTTAGGTCCTCGATTTACAAAGTCTATTATCTCACTTCCAGGATATCTTATACTAATATTATTCGCATCTATACCACCTGCACTACCTAATACGTTTCTAATACTACTTCCATCTGGTAATATTAAGTCTCCACCAATCTTTTGGGCTGTAAAAGATACTGCACTATCAGATTTACTAAAATAAGGATTATTTAATTTAGTAATAAAGTTATAATTATACTCTTTAACGTCTATAGCTCTTAATGGGCTAGGTTTAAGTGGAATCTTGTCTGCTAAAGGTGTTGCTAGAGGTATTTTCTTGCCGCCTGTAACCTTTTGCATAGTAGTATTAACATATTGATTGCCTTCTAGTGGAATAAATCTACCAATATTATTTGCTTTGGTTACTTTTACTGTTTTTCTTAAAACATTTGGTATAAATCTATATCCTGCTAAACTAGGTAACCCAACATCACCGAAGTTGGCACTAAAGAATGCACTAGGGTCTCTTCCTCCAGCAGTCCTAAGTTTTACTCCTTTACCACTAATAAGTTTTGAAATAACTTGTGGTACAATAAAAGGTGTAAACGGTACCTGTATAGGCATGGGCTGTATATTCGCTATAGGCGGAATATATGGATTAATAGGGCTCACTACTACAGGTTGAGGTGTTGGGAACGGTGCTGTAGGAGGTGGAGTATATACCGGTCCGTATGTTTTTTGTGCCTGAGCCTGTATTCTGCTAACAGAACCGCCGCCACCGCCGCTTTTTCCGCCACCGCCACCGCCTCTGTTGACGCCACCGCCTGTTGAGCCTCCAGTTGAGCCTCCAGTTGAGCCACCAGTAGAGCCACCAGTAGAGCCTCCAGTAGTTGTGCCTCCTACAGGTGTGTTTACCGGTGTTTGTGGCAAACTATTTCCTGATACTGTTGTATTACCGTTACTTGCAGTATCACAAGGCCCTGTAGTGGTCGGATTTACTCCAGGATTTGGAATATTAGGGCCTACTTTAGGGTATTTTAATAAGAATCTATAAACACTACTTGTTTTATATACAACAATTTTTATAAAATCGCCGGAGCCTTTATTAAAGTTAAATCTTATTGCTCCACCATATTTTACACCAGTATTATTTGGTGCAGATATAGAACTTTGTATGTAATTTCTTATAACTCCTGATGCTCCTGTATTTCTTCTAGAGCCTGGTTTTTGTGCGTTAGTTAAAATTTCATTTTTTTCTGCTTCTGTTAATGCACTTAAATTCTGTGGTTGAGTTGAGGATATTAATGATGACTGTGTAACTTGGTCTCCTTGATATACCTCAATGCCGTCTGCACCACTATACATATCGAATAATACTTCTATAGTACCACTTGCACCTGGATTAAAGAGCCATTCGTCTTTATTTCCTGCATTTCCTTGTGCCCAGCCTGTTGTAGATTGTTCTAAAAATTCAGTTTGTACTAAAGAACTATTTGTACTTGTATTTGCCGGCTCTGTTGGTGTTGACGTTGCAGGATCTTCAATTGTTGCTGTCGTACTTAATGAACCTGATCTAGTACTTAAATGGAATCCTACAGAATTCCAATGATTACTACCCCATTGTGCAACACCACTGATTGTCACTGTTTGTCCTGCAGTTACAATTAATTCATATATTGCTCCTGCACCAGAATAATTACTATCTGTTTTACCTAAATATTTAGGTGTTATAGAAGCACCACCTACTGTAATAGATTTTGTACCGCCTGCACTTTTCGCCGAGTAATATGCATGTACATAGAAGGTTCCTGCTTCGCTAAATGTACAACTTAAATTAAATGTATTTCTGCTACCGTTATCAGCCCATGTGATTGCACCTAATAATGCATCTGCTGGCATGTGTCTGCTACCACCGTATTGTGTAAACTGTCCTCTTTTAGTTCCTGTAGTTGCATAATAGCCTGAATACGCATTTTGCCAAGATCTTTTACCTTTACCATTACCTGATGCACTTACAGATATAGTACCACCGTAATTTTTATTAATATATTTTTTACCATTAGCATTTGTTACACTTGATGATACTGGTGGTGGTGCAGGTGCACAAATATCGCATAATTTTACATCCAGTGATGCAAAGGCTTTGGTTGGATCTAAAATAGGTACGCCAACATAGTCTGTTCTTTGTCTAGTTTTTCCGCTTCCTTTAATATCATAAAGTGGTATTTGCGTTAGTGGTATAGCCTGTCCTATATTTTTACCTGATACTTTAGGATTATTAAGTCCAAATCCTGGGTAATCACCTTGTTTCTGCCTGTGGTCTCCCATAATTACATCATCTACAGATTCTCCAGGGAAACCATACAACATATCATCTTTTGTAGCAAAAGGCATCATACCTTTTAATGTGAGGCCTTCCATATTTGGAGATCTTGGAACATAAGGCCCGGAACCTTGTATTTCGGTTGCTGGTATTCCTGCATAAACCTTTTCACTACACTCAATATTGTTAAGCATTGGGATAGTCATGCCTTCGTCGTCTATAATTCCTCTTCTTAAATCTATTTGCCTGTTAAATTCTTCTTTTATAGATTCAGGTGAGTTAACATTATTAATATTAATTAAAGAATTGTTCAATGTAACAGCACCATGGTCTAATGTAGTAACTATTGCTTCATTTTGAACAACGGAATACGGATAAAAAGCAAAAGAATTATCAATTATTATTGTATTTGCTGTAACATCACCTACTGTATAAACTTGGTTGTAATATCTAGGGTTTGCTAAATGTACTGCAACACGTTTACCAGTATAAGATACATTTATACCGTGATTTTCTGTAGTTGTTATTGTAATTCCTTCAGGTATGATATTTCCGTTAGCGGCCACGTTTGCATTGTAAGGAGCATTAATCTTAAATGTATCCTTACTTGCACTTTCTACATAATAAAAACCTGAATATGCATTTGCATCTAGTTTTACTAATTCTCCAGACGTTAAATCATGATCATTGGCAGTAATCTGTGTTTTACCAAATATTCCGTAAGATAAGTTTCCAGAATCTATATTTGCTGTGACATTTGCCTGTTCAACTGTGAAACCTGTTAAACTTACATCACTAATAGTATGTCTTTGTGCATGTAATGGGTGTTGTTCTTCAAATACAAAACCGTTAATACCTAAATCTGCATTGTCTAAAAATTGGTTATCAAAATCATCTGTAAGGTCAATATTTTTATTAAAAATGTCTATATCAATAGTAATAGTGTTATTTGCAGTATCTACATCTGAAACTGTAAACGATGCATTGCTATATGGTGAATTAGAATCGTCTGTTGATAATCTTACAATATTATTTGCGGCAACAATGCCTGTACCATGTACATTAATATTTAAAACACCAAGTTTTAATTTTCCTGTATGGAATTGTGTTAATGTAACACTTGTATTAGTAGCAGGTAAATGTGTTGCCGGAATAACAATATTACTTTCGTTAAAGTAACTAACTGTACTATTTGCATTAGCACTATAGACAGCCATTTCTAAACTTTCTAGAGGTATAGTATTTGCATTACCAGTGTATTTTACGTTTGCAAATTCATAACCTGCATTTTCTGTAAAGTTTAATGTTCTATTTACTAATGAGGAATTGTTTAAATTAGCAGTATCTGTAAGTGTTACATATTCTACATTACTTGTTGTAAATGATCTATCGGTAACACTACTTACAAAGAATTCTACTTGTTCGCCATTCTGTAAGGTGCTTTGAGAGCCTGTAATTTGTACTATATTACTACCTAAAATATTTGCATCTGCATTAGTAAATGCACTTATGGCCGGTGTTATATTAGAAATACTAACAACTCTTGTAGGTGCTATACTTCCTATATTAGCAGTAATCATGTTTGCTCTACCAAAGTTAGATATCTGTACAGATTTCCTTCTTACAATATCTTCGTTCTGCCATACAACAAATTCTTCTGTTAAGTCTGCTTTCTTAATAACAAGAGCATAATCTAAATATCTAGATAAATCATTTTCTAGTAATTGATTACTGTCTACATAATTAAATAAACTTCTTTCTGTATATAAGTGTGCAGTATCTGTTAAATCATCTTGTTCAACAAAGGTTACATTTCCTTTATTTGCTTGTTTTAATTTATAGACGTTCCAATCTAAATTTTCACTTTTAGCAACATGTATAAAATCATTTCCTGTAGGTTTAAATCTTATATTATCACCAAATAATTCTGCAACACCGCCTAGATCAAAAGCACTAAAATTAACATTAGACTCATTTACATATCCTGCATTAGGTAAAGGATTATACTTACTGTCTTGTAATCCTTGGAAGGTAACATTTCCTGTTTTAGGCCATAAATTACTTTCTCTTACACCACTTGGCTTCTTAAGAAATCTTGATGTATCATCTATATCAATTAATATTACTTCATCATCTTTTGCATCTGGAGTAATTTCATAAATTCTTACACTTTTAACATGTACTGCAATATCATCATTTGTTGTTGCTTTAACATTTAATGTGCTACCAGGTAAATCACCTTGATAAGTATCTTCTAAATCTATTGTTGCTCTTTCTACAATATAAACATTTGAACCTGCAATAATTTTTTCATCAGGTAGTAATCCTACATCTGGGAAGGTTACCGCTGTGGTGTTAGCAACTTGATATCTTGTTTCGTAACCTGTATTTGTAATTTTTGTACCGTTAACGTATACGTCAACAAAAGGATATTGTCCATCGTATTCTGTAATATTATTACTATCAAAAGATGTGTTTGCGTTTAAAATCCCTGTGTTTACAGCAAAACTTACAGAATTATTTCCTGTAGTTGTAGAAGGAGCATTTATTTTCCATCTATCACCTGCATCAAATATAAAATTAGAACTTGTTAAATTGACATTATCAACAGAAACTACAATATCAGAACTTACCGTATTATTAGCAATATTAAGTGCATATCTTTGTCTTGGTTGATATCTACCTGCCGTAATATTTAGATTTGCTAGTGTAGGTGCATGTCCTCCTATTGTAAAATCATCTCCGGATATTTTTAAGCCTTTAGTAATCTCAATATTACCATTATTAGAAATATAATTTTCTATTGTATGAGCTGTAATATTAGCATTAATCGTAGCATCTAAATTAATTGCTGATGTAATGTTTGCTACATCTGTAATAGAACTTAAATTTAATGATGCTGTTGCACCAAAGTTATCTGCAATCGTTATAGTTCCTAAAGAATTAATATTTGCTGTATTACTACTTACTACGTTACCAGAAATATTATTTGTAATGGATGTAATATAATTTGAAGATCTAGCATTTACACTTGCTAACCTATTTGAAACGTTACCTACACTTATTTCACCTGTTATAATCGTTAGTCCTACAGTATCAGTATATCCTGTGCCTTGTTCTGTTACATTTATAGAACTAATTTCACCGTCACTATTCAGTACGGCTGTTGCCTTTGCTTGAGTGCCATCTGTTGATTGTGTAATTACTACTTCTGGTATATCGAAATATTGATGTTTTGTATTTAAAACATCTATTCTATCTACAACTCCTGTTGTATCTTCAGGGAAGGATAGTGTAAACAACTGTGGGTCTTGTACAAAATCTTTCTTTTCTAATGCTAGTTCAATACTTTGATTATTTTCTAAATCTCCAAACGATCCTACTTTAATAGCCCACTCATCATATATGTCCATATCACCTTGTATGATTGAACTGCTTCTACCAATTCTGCTTAAACTTGTTTTAGTGCCTTTATTCTGTATAAAGCCTTTATAGAATTCAAATTGTTGATCATCATCTATTTGTAGTTCTGCTAAGTAATCTTTTTCTTGATACCCAAATAAACTTCTAGCAGTTTCGTAAACTTGTCGTTCAACTGGTATGAAACCTAGTTCATGGTACCTTCCCATGCTTTCTGCTAAGTTGTCTAAGTTAGGTTTAAGAGAATCTCCTTGTATTAAGAATCCTTCACTTATAAATCTACCGTCCCAGTTTGCTGTCCTACTTCCTTTTAATTTAATTCTTGTTTGTCTTTGATTATACAAAGGATTGAAAAGTGTATCTGCAAAATCAGTAGTATTATCTAATACCATTGCATGTTCTATTTCTCTTACAAATAAACAAACTGCATAAATTTCTTTTCCAGTTGGTGGAATAATTTCTATTACTAGTCCTTGTCTATTAATAGAACATTCTTTTGGATTTATTGACCTTCCGTCTTTATCCATAATATTAAACATATTGAATTCGTTACGTTTAATTTTTGCTACAAAGCCTTTTGTTGATTCGAAAGATACCTTTGTTGCCATCGGCGATAGCTCTAAAGTAGTATCTGTTTGCCAATTTCCTTGTAGCCAGAATAAGAACTGTTTTGCAGAATATACCCAATCTCTAGTTTCATTAATTGAATTATCATAATTATTAAAGGTGTATCCTAAATGCTTCTGATATCTTCCTAAAGATACTAAGAAATTAAATACTTCTTGTTCTGTTGTATATACTGTTTCGTATTCTACTTTTTTAATTACTCCTGTAGTATCTAAATATACTGCGCCTTCTTTGTAATTAATTTGTGGCAATTTATTAAGTTTTTTATATTGTAAATTACTAAAGGTTGTTGCTTTAGGAATATAGTCTCGTGCTTCATAATAACTTTCATTATATTGTACAATAGTTCCTTTATTATAAGACGTATTCTGTTTCCAGGCAACAAATGGGTGTGCCTCGCCTCCCACTTGTACCTTTTCAGATCTTCCTGTTAGATCACTTTCTAATATTTTAAAGTGCCCTAAATTTTTATCATAACCTTTTACTCTATATCCAGTTGTAGTTTTCTGAATAATAACACCTTGATAAACATTTCTGGATTTATAAGGAGAATTATGTATATCTACAGTAATATTTTCTTGTGGTATAATTAAATTTGTACTACTACCTGTTGTACTATATTGATCCATAGACATAGTCATAGTGTCTTTATCTATGTAACCTGAGAATCTGTGTCCTAATTTAACATTAAGATTTCTTAATTTATTAACAAAATTGTCTATTACATCTAAGCCTTGAAATTTTAACCAACTGTTAATAAATTGTGTGTAACCTATATTTGTAATAGTATTATTATTTAAATCTTTATCACCGTGAATAGCGAAATGTTCTTTATCTTTAAACATCCAAGATTTTCTAGTATCTTTATTAACAAATATTTTATTATTTGCTTTAGTCTTAATTATTTTAGTAGGATCACTAAACAATGTTGCGAATCCGCCTGGGTCTACCAAACATACTGCTTCTACATAAGCAAAGGGATATTTTTCACTATATTTCCAAGCATTTTCTACAGGTGATCCGTCACCGAATCTCCATTGATTAGACCCTAATCCGTTATCACTAAACGTTTTATTTAATTCACTTTTTCTGGCGTATGTTGCCGTAGCATCTGAAGGAGCAGTTCCGTTTTTATTTGTATCTAAATCTTGTAATTCTGCTACTGTGTGCCCTTGCCATGTTAATGACCCCGCACTTGGCATTGTTCCGCCTACAGCATAAGGGAACATGTCGCTACCGTCATCATCTATTGTAACAACATAATATCTTATTTTAGTACTAGGAGACTCCGGTGTGTATCCGTATCTTGAATTAAATCTATCTGCTGTACCAGGTTGTGCATATAATGTAGGACTGTATTCGTAATCTTGCACGAATTCCCCTGTATGTGCTCCACCAGGACCAGAGCTTCTAGTTCCAGATTTAAGTTGGAATGAACTTTTAATATTTGTAATGCTACTACTAGTATTACTTTCGTCTGTATATCCGTAAGGCCCATAAATTGGTAAGCCGTCAAATGCCCAACCCACTATTCCAGAGTGTGTCGTGCTGTCTCCCCAAATTGAAGAGTTACTCATTTCAGACGTTATTGTTGCAGAATAAACCTGACCATTGGTATCTGTATTAGAAATATATCCGTTACTTCTACTAAATCTGTTTTGATATGCTAAATTATAATTCCAATCCCCATATGCTGAGTTAGATATAGGACTATATAAAGGTAAACCGCCTACTAAAACAGCACTAGCATATCTTTCTAAAGTATTATTAGTTGTTGCTTCATTGCCTAGACCAAGAGTGTTGTAATTTATGTTATTAGGGATTCTATATGTAGATTTAAATATACCCTGCTCTGGCACTGATAACGTTTCATCTATTAATCTTCTGCTATAAGTAGGACTATTGTAACTTGTGATATATCGATGATCAGTTGTAAATTGAACATTTATGCCATCATCTGAAATAAAACTTGTAGTTTTGTAACCTTGACTAGTGTTACCCTGTGTTTCCTGCCATCTGTATTTGACAGTTGATACGCCTGTGCTTGAAATATCATAAGGTGCTAAGAGATTAGCATTACTATCAACAGGTAATTTCTCTAAAAGTGCTATTCTGAAACCATCTTTGTTTCTTCTATATAGATTATATATTCCGTCATATGAACCATCAGTAAAGTTTTCTCGATCACCTTGTCTAATTATTCCTTTTTCGAGATCTTTCCACATAGGAATGTTATTACTACCATAATCGCTGTATTCAGTTGTAATATACTGAGTATCCCACCATGTTGGTTTTTCTGTAAATCCTAACATTTCCCAAGGATGTGTATGAGGTCTTACTGTGTCGTAATGATATTCGTACCAGCCTCTCCAATGTCCTGGTTCATCAGTTGTGCCTCGATAATTCCAAGTCCATTTATTATTGTTGTCGTAAAACTCGTTTACTACAGGATCTACTTTATTTTCTACTACCCAATTCTCAAAATTTGTTTGCAATACATCATAAAAAGTATCGCCCAGCATTGTTCCTGATCTCCACTCTCCTGGTCTTACTTTTAATAAATTGATATCTGGTAAACTGTCTTTATTTCTAAATTCGGATTTAGCAGAGTTAAATATTCTTTTTTCAAACTCTAATATTATTTCATCCCTAGCATCATTAAATGTAGGTGTTCTACTTCCGTCATGGCCTACAATTACTTCCTGTTCTGTTTGAAAAGAATCATCTGTAATTTTTGCAGGAGTGTACAAGTGATATAAACCCATTGTACTAGGTGTTGGTGGGCATTCTATACTATCCCTATTAGTATTATAAATCTTAAATTCTAATTCATCTAATAGTTCAGGACTGTAATTTTTGAAAGTTACTGTAAGAGGATTAAATGTTAAGGTATACTCCTCTCCTACAGTCATTAATGTTTTAACATTATTTCTTATATAGTATATTAAAAGACTATTTTCTATTTTTTCTAAATCCGTTGAGGCATTTAACGTGTAAGAGGATAATGTTACATCATTTATTATTAATGTTTCTTTAACATAATTATCACCGGAAGGAAGTATGTATGTATTACCAAAAACATTTCTACCCACACTAAATGATACTAAGTTTCTTAAAACTTTTTCTAAAATTTCTTCATTACTAATATTTTCGAAATCTACAATATTATAATAATCAGTTAATTCTTTAAAGAATCTTTTCTTATACTTACTATACTCGTTAGCATTAAATCTCAATGCATCTATTATATTGTGTGGCTGGTCGTCTAGTAAGAATGCACCTAGTATTAAATCGTAATTGGATTTTACAATATCTGTAGCAAGTGTTTCATATAATTCTATGTCACTAAAATTATTACTACCTAAAACCTCACCTGTAAATGCAGGTTGATTTTCTATATAGTTTTTAAAATGAGGGAGATACTCCGGTTCAGAAATCTTAATAACTTCATCTTTTGATGTATTTTTACTCCATGCTAACGGTAAACTAAACCTGCTGGTATTGTTAGTACGTTCTAATAAGTTTGATGTATGACATGATGTTTCAAATATGTCACCTATAGCCATGTATTGTCTTTCTATAATGATCTTATCGTCATTTCTAGTATACGAAAAGTCAGTAAATATATTACCATTTTTTCTTACAATAATATCACGGCCGCTTGTTGAAGCGTTACGCACATCAGGTACACAACCTAAGTCCAATTCATTGTTAAAATTATCATATCTTGTTCTTGTTATTTCTGTAACTCGTTCAACTCGTTGTTCACTAAAATCATTTACAGTTTTAAAGTTATTATGGTATTCGGAATCTGTTTTTAAAAGTTTATAATAGTAATATCCATCTATATCAGTTGATGTGCTACTACCTAAAACTATATTATTATAAGTTGTAGTTTCCATAAAGTTTTCAAAACTTATCTCACTGGCATTTTTAAATGCTCTATATGTAAGTGGCAACTTATATTTCTCATCTAATGAGCCAGTGCCAACTTCAAAACCAAATATTTTATTTCCTTTGAAATTATTATTTGGAAAAATAGTTGTGTCGCCTAGATATCGTTGCTTGTCATCATATAAATTAAATAAAGGTGCTTGGTTAAGTGTTGATTTAATTTGTGCTTCTACTAATTTATTGCTATAATAATATTCTTTGCCAATTTCTGCACTACCTGAGGATACGAATATTGTATCTCCTTCTGTTAAGGTAGTTTCTGTACTAAGACTGATTGCATTAGAAAGTGAGGTATTTGCCACAGTTGCAACATATACATTTGAAGAGATATCTTTAGATTCATTAGGGAATATTATTTTTGTGCCCGTCTGTATAGTAACTGTATCTATAGTAACATTACTTGCATCAAGACCTATAACTTCACTGTACATTAATGTAGAACTTACATCAACGTCACCTCGACTTGTTTTACCCGCATTAAAAAGTTCTAAGTCTTTATTAAATTCTAAAATAGGCCTGTCTGCTTGAGAAGTTTTAGCAGGTATGTCGTCACCTGCATCTGTAAAATTTTCTTTGTGATACCAAAAGTTTACCCTACTCCACACATTTTTGTTTGCAGACCCTCTGCCTAAAACAACATAGTCCTTACTTGTTTGAGGATTAGCAATACCATTTGCATAACTTACATCAACAGCAACTAGTGATATACTTTGGCCAACTCCCTCAACTATAAACTCTTTACCTACGTATGTATTGTAACTAATTACATAGTCACCTGCAAAAGTAACTTTCATGCCGTTACGGAATGCCTTACCACCTGTAGGAGTATAATCTTTTTTACCTAGTATATCTACATCTACATTAATAGGTGCTGATAATGTACCGGATATAGATATTGCTGTAGGGCCCGTTGTACTCCAATAGTATTCTTGATAGTTTAAAAATTTGTTTAATTCTATTGGTGGTAAAAATGTTTGATAATGATTTTTAAATATGCGATTTTGATCTGTTAGATCTACATTATAATTCTTAAGTGTTGCAACAAATTCATCATAAAATATAAAATTTTCACTTAACTCTGTATCAGGGTTAGTGTTATTAATTACTGGTGTAAGACCGTAGAATTCTTTATCTACGTCTTCTTCATATATCCAGGTTCCGTCTACGCCTTTATCAACAGAGTTTTTCTTACCTACAAATCCACTTAACGGTACTATATTTGCTTTACTGTATAATTGCTCTACTGTACCCTCAAAGAAATTTTTGATAGTATCAGTTTGTAAAATACCGGGTAATTTTTTATAAATTTTATTTGCCATTATTAATTAGCCAATGTTGTTTTAGTAATTTTATCTATAATTTCTATGTCTGAAACCTTTGCTGTATTAACAAAGAATTCGTTGCTTTCTGCTTTGATTTGGAATAAATCACCAAATACACCTAAGTTATTCTTAGGCACTATAATAATACTACCTATTACACCACTTAACTGTTGGTGTACATAACTACTCAATTCTGTAAAGTAGAAGTTTTCACCAAACTCCCAATTACTAACATCAAAATAGTTATTAAACGATTTTATAACTTTAGTTTTAATTTCATTATCACTTAATGTAGTACCGGCTAATTTTACAACTCTGAATTTAGCCTGCACACTTTCATCTGCATCTGCCCCAAATAATCTTTTAAATGTTGCACTTCTATAAACAAGTGTATCACTTGCATTTTTAAAATCTTCTAAGTTTTGAAATTCATTTGCCAAGTTATCACTTGTAGGTGCTAAAGGATAAACTGTACCTGGTACATTTATATATTTTTGTATATCTGCATAGTAAGAATTTGTTAAAACAAGCATTTCTACTACATTACTAATACTAGGATCTATTCTAACATCATTGGGAGCCTTATGATCCCATTTCATTACACATGGTCTTACGTCTGTTAATCTAGTATTTTGATCTTTACCTCTTCCTACTTTTACAAAATAATCTGTTGATTCTACTAAATTAATACTATTAGCATTCGTACTGCTTCTTGTCATTATATAGAACTTTTCATTTTCTACAACATAAATTTTAATACCAAAATATTGATCAGCAGTATTTTCAAACTTCTGTGCTAATGCTAGAGTATCAACAATAACATAATTTACCGTACTCCATTCTACAGGATCTGAATAACTTATAGGGGATATAGTTGCTGGGTTGCTACTAGCCCGAGTATTATCCCAATCTGTTTCTCCTCTCCAATCTAAAATTACACCACTAGCCGGTCTGTCGTAGACGTAACCATCAAAGTCTGTATAGTTTTCAAATATAATTAAATCTGTACTAGATACAAATTCATTGAATTGAAATGGCTTATCGGGCACCATGTCTCCATCTGTATCTACTGGTGCCACTTTAACTTTTCTATTATCAGTATACCCATCTGAGTATTTAAATACATCTGTAATCTCATATACAATATCTGCATCTAATCTATCCTTTGCAGATTTATATTCAACTAAAATTTTATCTCGACTGATAGCACCGGTTGTATCTGATGCAAATAAATGGAAATTATCGTCTAGTTCATCGTACGTTAATGTGCCTGTACCTGCTGTAGCATTTGCATTTGTTAAGAACATTCTTCCTACAGCATTTGCATTTGCTGATGTTCCGTCTATACCGTATGTATAAATTGTGGAGTTACCGTGATAAATCTCTGTTAAACCTGTATTATTATTATATTGCTTATATGTAATATTACCATTATCGTCTAAAATATCATATCCAAATGTTGTATTATCAAATGTAAAGTTTAGATTACTTGGTAATCTAGATATGCGACCATCGTTGTTAGAAAGTGTTACATTGTTTGTAGATACATTACCGTCGTCAAAATAAGCATTTAAACTTACGTTTGACGCATTTACAAATCTATTTACAGCAAAAATATTTGCTGGTGTGTGTACATCTGTAACGATATCGTTTCTCATTAGCCCAAACGTACTTTGCCATGTAACATTTACGTCGAACCATTTTATATCTCTTGTTCTTAATGCAATATTTGTTCTTAAACCATTAGGGTCATAGTATGCTGAATTATCTAAACTTTGCCATGCATCTGCAACATCGTCGCTATTTGAATCTGCCCAAACAAAACTTTCTGTAACACCTGGTTTATAGTTTAATGTATTAAATGTAATGCTATCCTTAACTGCCTGTGTAGTTCCGTCTGTTACTTTTACAGATCTAACATTATAAAATTTTAAATTATTTGCACTTTGTACAACATACGATAATCCCCTTATCGTCACATTGTATTTGTAAGTGCTTGTATCTATAGGCGTGTACTCAAATAACATAATCCAACTATTGTCTTTACCTGATAAACTTGTGTCTTTGGCATTTTGTATATCTAAAGTCCCTGTTTTTAATAAATCAGAATTATTAATTATGTAATAGGATTGATCAGTTAAATCAAACCCAATACCAAATGTACTTTTATTGCTTAAAGCATTTTCTATAAGTACTTGTTCTGAATTTGTAAATGTTTTTCTTAAACTTGCTATAACTTCTTCAGCTCTCCAACTAGAATTTACACTATCGCTTAACGTCCATGGACCTATACTTGTACTTAATCCACTAGATAAAGCACCATTATTTTGTATACCTGTAACTCTTACCCATTTATAATTTGCTATATTAGTTGTATCAACAAATTTTATAAAAGTATTTTCTTGAAATACCTTAGTAGTTGCTGTATTGTTAACCATTACTACAGTATTTTCACTACTAAAAGTTTCCGTCATATATCCTGTTGTGCTATCTGTTGCAACTGGTAGAGGTTGCCATCTAATATTAAGTGTATCAGTTTGGAACTTGGTTGGAATATAGTTACTCCATTTTTCTCTTAATGTGTCGTATATAACATTGTTTAATCTTTGTTCTTTTAAGTACCCTACTATAGTATTGTCTACAACTTCTGCAGGAGTATTATTATCACTTACCGTAACTGTTTTAGTAATAGGATCATTATCTTTATATAGATACCCGTCTTCAGTATATGTTTCTACACTTTGGAATGTCCCTGTTGGGTCGTTAATATCTATATATCTACTATGTCCTGCATGTGTTCTATTTGTAGCCTTTAATTTTAATATATTTGTTGTTTGGCTCAAAGGAAAAACATTGTAATCCTGTGCTGACACCATTCTATTTTGAGTATAGTATGTTTGCGGTGCTCTTGATTTAATATTTTGTAGGCTTTCTGCAGGCAAACTGTTGTTTACAGTTGACTCTAATCCAAATGTTAATGATAAACGATAAGTCTCTCCTGTTGCGTTTACATAAGGAATAGTTACTGATAAACTCTTTGCATCATCTGGATGTATAGAGTATCTTTCTCCAGCACTTGTTCTATGCCATACTCTAAATATTCCTGTAGGAACATTGCCGAAATTACCATCTGGAAACTTAATTCGTATTCCATCGTTATTTAAATTTTCTACTGAATACAAGTTTCTTGTATTTAATGCTTTACTGTTATAATTTAAAGTTTGACCAACTGTATTTGGTATCTTTGTCCATTGGGTTTCTACTACACCCTGTGTATTAACTTCTTGAATATACACATCAGTTTCATTTATATTTTTCTTTAAAATATCTTGGAATCTGTTTTGTAATGGTGTTTCATAATTAAAGTCTTCAAATGCTAATTCGCCTTGCTTAAACATTAAAAAGAAACCAGTGTTACTACTAGATAATCCTAAGCCATCATTTCTATAAAACATACCAAAATCATTTGTTGGATTAGGTTGCTTTTCATAAAAATATTCATTATCGAAAAAATCACCGTTAACAATCTCAAATCCTCTAGTAACACCATTTACATTTATATTAAAGGAGTGTGCAATTGGAGATGTTATAGGAGTACTTATTGTATATTGATCAGTACTTACGCCTGAAACTTTACCTGACTTTACAGGTGCTGAGAATCTATTTGTTGTCCCCATAGCCGCATTCAATACAGTAATAAATTGTTCGTAACTGTCTGGGTTGTTTGCATCGTCCCAGAATATTTCCTGGTTTGCTAATTGATTACCTTGACTGTCTTGCAAGGGTTCACTAGTTTTTAATCCTGTAACTTTCATTAATCCACTTGCTGGAATATTTCTTTTAGGATTGTATCCTAACATTCTTGCTAGTTTAAATACTGAGTCTCTTCTTTCTGCAGTTTCTAAAAAGTTTTCTCTGGTATTAACATCCATTCTAAATGCAATACTTGTACTTAAAAATGCTAATAATTCTATTATTGCAATAAACTCTGAACTTTCTATATAGTCATTAAAGTTTTCTGGAAAATTAGTCCTTACATATTGGACTAAACTAGTCCTCATAGTATCGAAATCATATGCTTGAAAATTCACTTCACTAAAGGCTTTATATGCGACTTTCCAATCCTCTGCCGCAAATAAATTATTTTGTCTATTAACTAATGCCATTAAAAGTCCTCTGCATTTCTTCTACTAAATTCTAAGAATAGTGTCTCAGATTGTTCTATATTATAATATTTTATAATTACTTCTGCCCTTATGGTTTGATCGTTTATGTATAAAATTGTATTTTCCAACGATACCCTAGGATCCAAATTTACTATTCTTTCTATATCTTCTTTTATGTCTTCTTGTAAAGTCGGGCTGTCTTGCTCCATCAACATATCCCAAATAATACTTCCAAAATTCGGTCTCATTACTCTTTCGCCTTTTTTTGTATAAAAATGATTTAATAAATCTCTTTTTATAAGATCAGTGTCAGTAAGGGTATAAGGAGCCCTATTTTTATCTATTGTACTGAAGCCTTTGAATAATGTTGCCATGTAAGTATTTATCAATTTAATTAAATATAGTTTTAATTAATACTTGACTTTGAACCTATTAGGTGTTACACTAGTTACATGAAAAATGTAATCTACTTACACGGTGCTAATGCTGACCCAGATAACTTTAATTATTATACATTAAGGATTCCTGAGCATCCTTTTTTCGCTCCTGCATACGATATGGAACAAGATCCTTATGATTTAGTTGAATATGTTAAAATGCAAAAAGAAAGAGAATGGGGTAAAAGCAAAGTGATAATAGTAGGTCACAGTTTCGGAGGGTTACTAGCAAGTTGGTATGCTAGTGTTTATCCAAAAAATGTTGATCACTTAATCACAATAGCAACACCATGGCAAGGTACGCCAGTGGCTAGAATATTATCTATGATTTTTAGAAATAGAAAAGTATTTGAAAACACCAAACCCGGTGCTGATGTATTGAGACTCCTACAAGAGAAAACTTATACAGGTAAACACACTAATATTGTTTGTACAGGTAGTTCTAATCCTTTAGCAGGATTAGGCGGCCAAGCAAATGATGGTATGATATCAGTAGCCAGTCAATCCTCCACACCCCCTAAATTTAAAAACACCGAGAATGTCTTTATAGAAGCAGGCCACAGCGGAGTTTTGTTAAATAATGATGTGACAGATATGTTACAAAAAATAATATTAGAGAAATAACATGACACAATTAAAACCATTAAATGATACTTTAGAAGAAGAATTAAGAATTATGCTTGTTGATAAAAACAATGAGAATGCCTCTTTAAGATCTCATATAGGGTTATTAGAAAAAGCAGTTGCTGAAGAGCAAGAGCAGAAGTACAGATTGCTAGTGGAAAATATGGATTTAAAGAAGAGTTTAAAAGAAAAATCCTAACTTATTATACGCTCTCTTTTTAGCAAGTTTTAAAACTTCTCTCAATTCTGTAAAATTTAAATTTCTTTGTGCAGGGTACAATGTGTTCTCTACCTCATCTAATTCTGTCTGCCAATTTAAGAAATCTGGTGTAGAAAATAATTCTGCTTCATACTTTCTACGTGCAATATAGTCTGCTCTAATTTGAGGTCTCGAAAATTTTCCTATTTTACCTACCCTAAATCTCTGCATTAGTTTAGGTACTGCTTCATACTTCCCTAAATTAAGAACAGCCAATACCTGACTTTTTGCAAAATTATCTACACCAATATGTGAAACAAAACTTGCAAGAGCACCCATTTGATTTTGATTTAAAGGTGCTGTAACTAAATTACTTATGTCTTTAATCGCTTGTTTAAGTTCTGATTCTAAAGCAAGTCTTTCTGAGCTAGGGCCTAGTCCGTCTATAAATTCTACTAATGTATAACCTGTTTTTCTATGGACATATACAATACTAGGTCCGTCTAAAACAACGTCTATACCTTTGTCACTTAATTTTTGTACAACTGTATCAAATACACCAGCCATTATCCACCTCCTGACATTTTAGCCTTTACTTCTTTTTTAAATTCTTCTGCTTTGCCGGATGTCACATCACCAATTACATTACTGATTTCTCCCTTCATCTCAGAAATAACTTCGTTCTGTAAGTCTAATTTCAAGCCTTGTTGATCTAAAGAGAACTGTTTTAATTGTGCTTCTAAGTCTGTTAATATTTTTGATTGTCCAATAATTTTTTGCATTATAGAATTACTTGTAGGAACCCTATATGGAGGTATAGCAATACCTAAAGAATCAGCCATTTTACTTATGCCTTCTATACTGCCTAAATCCACATCTAATAATGCTGTGAAGTTACTTACTTCTGCAGAATAATCTGCATATACAGATTTTACGCCATCTATACCTTCTGCAAATCCTTTACCTATTCTTGATCCTTCTGGAGTATCGGCATCTGCAGGTGTATCATCTGTAGGGTCTATTTGATTTTCCAAAGTTTCACTATCTACAGTTTCATCTTCTTCTATACTATTAGGATCTTCTGTACTTGGATCATATTGTCCGTGACCTATATAAGGTTCTGCTGTAATTAATTTACCTACTATAGTGTTTATTGCCGGTCCCTTTTCAGGTCGCTGTCCACCGTTAATTATTGGGTTTGCTTCATCTCTGTCATATTCTGGTTGTGCAGATGATTGATCAGGTTTTTCAGTTCCTCCTAATTGTGGTGCCGGTATCGCCGGTACTAGATCAGGTGTAGGAGGTGTGCCTGGGTTATTAAGACCAACAGACGCCCCAAATAAATTTACTATTCCACCTGCAGAAACTGTTGCGGCTCCACCTGCTAATACATCAACCTTACCCATTGCTGAAACTGTTGCGTAACCCTGTGATTGCAATGCAATACCTAATGTACTTGTTGCTGTTAATCTGCCTGCAGAATTTAATTGTAATTCACCAGCATTCGCTGTAATTTGTGAATTTAGATTTGCATGTATAGAAGCATCAGCGGCCGCATGGAATCTTAAATTACCACCTGTTCCTAACGGTGGTACGCCTAAAGCACCTAATTTACCTGAAATTCCTTTATACCCACCTGCATCATTATCACCTGTGGCTTTCATATTAATATCTTGTCCTGCTTCAATATTAACATTTTTATCTGATCGTAAATTAAAGTCACCTTTGCTTCTTATACTCATAGAGCCTTCACCAAAGAAATTAATATTACCGTCTTTATCTAATTCGAACCATGCAGTACCGTTTTTATTAATAACATATATAGCACCTGTGGTATCGTCTAATAATATCTGATTTCCGCCACCGGTTCTTAATCTGATATTAGAATTACCTTGGTTGTCATCCATTATAAACTGGTGTCCAGGTCCTATTGGTTTACCTTTGTCGTCTCTGGGTCCTTTTGTTAAGATTCCCAAAACTTCACTTGGTGTCTCTCTTCTAGCACTACTTGACGTTGCTCCTCTTAAAGGATCGTTTATTAGTCCTTGCTTTACAATATTCTCTGTAAAATCGTGATATATAGGTCTTAATTTACCGTTATTTTTTCGGTCTGTATCATATGTATTCTTTTCTACTGTAGGCGTATTAAAGGGTCCTCCTTGAAAACTAGGACCGCCTCCTATTCCCGGCACCATTTGATTATACGGTGTTGGCATTGCATGACCTAATATAAAAGGTTTAGATAATAACCCATCTCCGAAACCTATTAACACCGTATTACCCACGTCAGGGGGTGGTGTCCATAATCCATAGGAATTTCTAGATTTACTATCTAAGGTAATATCTGAATCATCAGAATGTGTTGGATCGGAAAGGCCATAGAAAGGAGATGTATACATAGCATCAAATAATATTCTTTGAGATGGGTCTTTATTTAACTCTGCTATATATACTGATACTTTACCTGTTCGTAAAGAGTCTTTGTTAAAGTCTACAATTCCTGTATATATACCCCAGTATCTTTTAACTGTATCTTTTCTATCTACAGGATTGTCATATGTTGCCTTCATAGGGTTGGAAACATAAAAATTCTTAGCCATTATCCACCTCTCTTCCAGTTATTATATGCTTGTTGCTGTTCACTAGTTATCGCACCTTGCTGTATTAAATCTTCTATAGTGAGTGTATTTCCACTCAGATCTAGTACACCTTGTGTATATGCAGGATCATCGAATCTTGTTCTGTCTTCTTCGCTATTATGATCAGCCGCGTCAAGTGCCGCTTTAACCCGTATATTTTCTTCAAATGTCTTTTGAATATCATCTAAAGTTAAATCGTCTCTGTTCTTAATTTGTGATAAATCTAAAGTTACTTCTTTTGCTGAACGAACATTTACTGTAAATCTTCCATTATCAAAACTACTTGCTATTTCTAGTATTCTATATATACCAGTTATAAAATAACTTTGTCTTCCTGCGGCATATAATCCCTCATTCAAATCCTCTTGATTAATAAAGGGATCAAAGTACATAGGTTGTCTTAATTCAAATAATATAAAACTATCACTACCGTACTGGTTAATGCCATCATCAGTAGATTTTTCATCTTTAGCAGAAGGAATTTTGTCATAATTTATTCCACCGGTTTTATCTGGTTCGCCCAGATACCATGGGTCGCCCCTTACAACCATATCTAAAGTATATAGTATATCTGATGTATCTTTTTGACCATACATATAACCAAATAAATTTTGTCCTACTGAGGTGGGTCCGCCTGAATATGTTTCATGTTGTATCAATGCATTTTCTGTACCAGGTTTTAAAATATTTTTCTTTTCTGCTATGTTATCCTGGATACTCTCTTTTGCTTCATCTTCGGTCAATGCATCAGCATATATCTGTTGGCCACCTAATAAATCTCCACCATATATATACCCGCTTAATTCCGGTGTGTATTCCTCACCTACGTTACTATCTATTAAACGTTGTCTATCACTTTCCGTTGCAACATTTAATTGGTTAGATGCTCCTTTAGGTAAGATAGAATCTGCTACGGCTTGTCCTATCTGTCTATTAGATAAACTTTCTATCAATCCTTTTGCTGTAGCACCAGCACGATCTTGTACCACTTCTTTAATTTGGTTTGCATCCAAACCTGCCGCTTTTGCTAGTTCTGATATACTACCGTCTTTTGCCGCTTTAAATAATTTTAGAAACTTTTTGGCATTTTGAAACGTTGCGGCAAAATTTGCTAAGTCTTTTCCAGAAAGTTGTGTGCCCGGTTTTGCCGGATCAACAGAAAAACTACTGATATTATTTAATACAGCATTACCAAATTTACCACCTGCTCCTGCAGGAGGTATTAAGAAATTTATCCCTAAATCATATTTTAAATCTACTTGAAGAATTTGATCATTTCTACCAGTGAACATATATTCATAGGCTCTTTTTATTTCCATGTTATTCACACGTTGCCTAATTGTCGATTCATCTAATGTTAATTCTTCGACACAACCAAATTGTTTTTCTGAAGGAGTACCGTATAGGGTAGGCACATATATTACTTGTTTAGAAAATCCTTCGCGTTCTTCATCGTATTTCATTTGCCTTACTAATGCGTTTATCTTGAAGTCATTTATATTAACTTTCCCACTTAATTTTGCTTCTCCATTATCATCGATTGTGCTTCGTGTCATACTTGATGTATAATCAGTATTTCTAGCAAGTAACATTCCTATATATGTCTCTACAGATGTTCCCGGTGGTACTTCTATTTTAACTTTATTTGATTCTACATTCTCAAAATCTCTAGTAGTTCCGTCTTTTGATGTTGTAGCATCAAGACTTTTACCTGAAGATGGAACTATTTCTGTATTTTCTGCTGAGGTCACAGAATCTATTCCTTTTTCTAATTGGGAGTTTTTTATTATCTCTTGTCCGTCACCTGTTAAATTTTTTAATTCAAATTTAATAGAATCTAATTCTGTTTTACTATCAGCATTAGTTTGTTTTATATGTTCGTTCCATTGATTTGTGAAGTCATCTATATGCTCTTCTATAGTTTCACCCAAAGAAATTATTTGTGTTGGTGTTTTATAATTTGCATCAGAAAAAGCAAGATCATCGGCCACAGCAAATTTTAAATCGTAACTTGTTCCTGTACTGTCTAGTTGGAAGTCTGCTGATTGTAATAATGCTTTAAACCTATAAGGACCTGCTACATGTTTTATGTCCCCACTAGCCTGATCATCATGGTCATCAGCATTGTCTCCGTAACCTTGAAAATTAATTTCAAAGAAGAAAGGATTACCATCGACACCTGATCCTCCTATATGAGGTATTCCTAAACGTTCTCTACCTAATACAATCATGTCAAAAAAGGTTGCGGCGCCTGGTTGTTTAATTGTGCAATCAATCCCTTGTGTAATCTTACCGCCCTTGCCACTAGGTACTGTTGTTAATACTACATTGTCTATGAATGTCGCTGTGACTCCGGTCTGTGCTAGTACTACAGTATTTTCCGGTCTGGCTACATAGGCTCCATTTAAAAAGCCTCCTCGAGATGTTACTTCACCACCTGTATCGGATCTTTCTTCACCTTCTGTGCTATCTGATTTATTTTCTGTATTATCTTCATCAGGCGGTATCATATATAATTTTATATTATATGTAACATTGTCAAAATTGTCTAAAGGATTTGTAGGAATCTGTCCTAAAAAACTGTTGTTCATTGAGTTAAGTCTTGATTTTTCGTCAGCCATGCTCTATGCCACTATTGTTTTGACAGTTTCCGGTGAAGGTATTTTAATAATTACACCTGTTTTAAAATCTTCTAAAGGATCTTTAATAATATCTGGGTTTTTAATTGCAAAGACCCACCATAATCTCGGACTTCCGTATAATTGTGTTGCTAATATATCTGGTCTACCGTTTTCCGATTCTTTTATTTTATAGTCTACTTCAAAAGGGTCTTCAGGTAATTTAGGTAAGGTATTAATGTCCAGAAAGCCTCCGAACGAACTTGTATTCCTTAAAAAACTGTCTCTTCTATGAAAATCTGCCATTAGATGTATCCGTCTTTATATGCTTGTCCAGTTCTTAATGTATTAAGATTAAAGTTTTTACGCAATTTATGTGGTGTATAACTAGGGTAAACATCCAATGTAACTGTAGATTCTGTAGGTACATATGTTGTAGTAGCATCATCTCCCACTCTAATTTCTACCGGGACATAGTCAATGTCAGCCGGTAATTCTAAAGAGTATGATAGTACAATTACTGGTACCTTATTAAATCCATGATCTCCCATATATTCAAATAACATTACAGGAGGAGGGGTACCAAATGTACCGTCTGCAACTGATTGATCACCATAAAAAGATTTTGTAACTACTCTACAAAATTGCATCATTGCTAGATAGTATCTACCTTCATCTATATTGTTTACTGTGAATGTGGATGTTAATGTAAGCCTAGGAGGGGTTGACATTTGGTAGGTATTGATAGGGTAATTCATTCCTTGCATCTGTGCCTGGTCATATTCTGCTGAGCCAGAAACATAAATCTGAGGTACATATTGCCAAACTAAACCGCCTGATGCCTTGATTGGATTCATTATACTGTTCTTATCAGTCCCGTAGAATCGATCCGCACCACCTGCCTTAGGTCTTAGTCTTGCTCGCCAGTCAAAGTTACTAGTAAATCCTTGTCCTTCACTTGGATTTATTGCTGTAGAACTTGCGGCCTGATTACTTTGCTGACCTAACTGTTGTTTTAATTGTTGTTCACTTAATTGCCTAGCACCGAATAATAAATTACTACCAGGGTTTCTGCTAGGGCCTGCATTGCCATCATAAAAGAAAGAATAGAAATCAGCATCAGATAATCCGCCTAATAAAGCACCAGATATAACTTTTCCGCCTGGCACATTACCTATTAGGTTGTTACCCACACCGCCTATTAATCCTTTTAAATAGTCTTTTCCGCTTGGCATTTAATCTCCTTGTATGTAACTATTTATCGTATTCATTAAAACTAGTTTTAAATTGCCAGTTCCAATAAATACTTATTGACAATACACTAGAACTGTGTATAATACTACAATATAAATGAATTATAATTTTGAGGAGAGTTATTAATGGCACAGCCTAAAAAGGTAAATTACCTAAACAATAAAGATATTCTAAAAGAAATACATAAAAGTAAGATGACTTACTGTTATGTTGCGGATGAAAAGTATACAAATTTTGATGTTATACTGGAAGACGTAAAGAAAATAAACAGAAATAGCATAAAAGTTGCTAGAGAAAACAGAGCGGCACAAATACAATCAGCAGGTTACCAAGCCGCAATGGCGTTACATGATGTCAAAGATTATAAAAACAAACCCAAACAAAAAGAGTTCGCCATAGATCCTAAAAGTATAGATCAAGAAGATTTAATTTTTAGAGTTATGGATATGGAACATATTCCTTTAGAACCGGGTAGAAAAAAGAATCCCAGAAACGAAGCGGAAACAAAAGCAAAAGTAAACTTTCCTCCTTTCAAACATTATGCCTTTGTAGGCGGCGAAATTAAAGAGGTTGCCAGAAGTCATTGGCAGGGTAGTTTAAGTAATGGAGAATTTTGTGTTGACCACGGAAGGATTACAAACAAACTAGGAACTATGTTTTTAAAACTAGTTGAAAGGTATTCACACAGAGCAAACTGGCGTGGTTATACTTATGTAGACGAAATGCGTGGACAAGCATTAGTACAACTTAGTCAAATAGGTCTACAGTTTAATGAAGCAAAATCAGATAATCCTTTTGCATACTATACTGCGGCTGTGAATAATAGTTTTACTAGAATTTTAAATTTAGAAAAACGAAATCAAATGATCAGAGATGATATATTAATTGACAGTGGACATTTACCAAGTTACGGTAGACAGATTAAGCACGAAGAAGAAATGCGTTTAATTAGAGAATCTGCACAAAACGATAATCAAGAATAATTTATGGCTCAACTGTTTAAGACAGCGGCCTGTTTTACTGACATACATTACGGATTAAAGCAAAACAGCCGTTTACATATAGAAGACTGTCACAGGTATGTAGACTGGTTCATTGCAGAAGCAAAAGCCAGAAATGCAGAAACTTGTATATTTTTAGGTGACTGGAATCATCACAGGGCAAGTATTAGTGTTGCTACTATGAATGCATCTCTTGAAGATTTTAAGAAACTTAATGATGCATTTGAAACTGTATATTTTATTACAGGCAATCACGATTTATATTACAAAGATAAAAGAGAACTTAATAGTATAGAGTATGCTAGAGATCTTTCTAACTTTGTAATGGTAGATGAGCATTTTCTACAAGATGATGTTGCTATTATACCTTGGTTAGTAGGCGATGAATTTAAACAAGTACAAAAAATGGAATGCAAATACATGTTTGGACATTTTGAATTACCTTACTTTAAAATGAACGCAATGGTAGAGATGCCTGATCATGGCGGCATCAATGATAAAATGCTAAGTGGCCCTGAATATGTATTCAGTGGACATTTTCACAAACGACAGTTTAAAAACAATATACATTATATAGGAAATGCTTTCCCACATAATTACGCAGATGTAGATGATGACGAACGAGGTGCTATGTTTCTTACTTGGGGAGAAGAACCTCAATATGTAAATTGGTCTGAGTGTCCTAAGTACAGAGTGTTTACTCTTAAACAATTATTAGATGATCATCAAAAATTATTAGACAGATATACTTATGCTAGAGTAAAACTTGATATTAGTATTAGTTACGAAGAAGCAAACTTTATCAGAGAAAAATTTGCTGAACAATATAATGTAAGAGAACTACAACTTATACCTATTAAAGAAGAAGAGGAATACGAAGGCGGCGAAATAACTTTTGAAAGTGTTGATCAAATAGTTATCCAGCAATTAGAAACAATAGAAAGCAATACAATACAAAAAGATTTTTTAATAGATCTTTATAATGGCATAGAAACTCAATAATGTTAAAGATAAAAAACGTATCAGCAAAGAACTTTATGAGTGTTGGAAACAACACACAGGCAGTTAATTTTGATAACTGTCAACTTACACTTGTATTAGGACATAACTTAGACATGGGCGGAGACGGTAGCAGAAATGGTACTGGTAAAACTACTATAATAAATGCATTAAGTTATGCATTATATGGCGATGCATTAACAAACATTCGTAAAGACAACCTTATAAACAAAACAAATGGTAAAGGAATGATCACTACAGTTGAGTTTGAAATTGAGGGGAAATCTTATCGTATAGAAAGAGGTAGACGTCCTAATGTTTTAAAACTTTTTATAGACGGTGAAGACGCCTTAGAGAATGAGCAACAAGGCGATAGTAGAGAAACACAAAAAGAAATAGAAAAAATAATTGGCTTTCCGCATAATATGTTTAAGCATTTAATTGCATTAAATACCTACACAGAACCTTTTCTAGCAATGAAAAACAATGATCAAAGAGATATGATTGAACAATTGCTAGGTATAACAGAGTTATCTCAAAAAGCAGAAGTTTTAAAAGAAAGACAAAAGTATACAAGAGATAGTATTAAAGAAGAAGAAATAAGAATTAATGCTGTAGAAGAAAGTAATAAACGAATAGAAAAAAATATTGCTGAGATAGACAGTCGTAGTAGAGCATGGGAAAAGAATAAAGAAAATAAACTAATAGAATTAGGTGAAAAGATAATCCGTATGGAAAGAATAGATATAGATACTGAACTATCTAATCATAAATTATTAACTACATACAAAGAACAACGTGTTACTCTAAATAATTTATATGCTGAAGAAAAACGTACATCAACAAGTATATCTAGAAGCTCTAAAAAGTTACAAGAACTAGAAAGCAATCTAGAAAGTGCAAAAGCAGGCGTATGTCCTACATGCGAACAAGGTACATCACACTTGGATACACATGAAGCATATACTCAAGAATTAATAGAAAAAATAGATAAGGAAAAAGAATACTATACAGAGATAGAAGGTATAATGATTGAAACAACAGAAGCCATTAAACAGTTTGGTTCTGTACCCTCTGATCCTGAAGTATATTACAGTACATTAGAAGAAGCATTGGAACACAAACACAATGTAGAAACTATGCAAACAAACTTAGAAACAATGGCATTAGACGTTAATCCCTATATAGAACAAATAGAAGGATTAAAGACTACAGGTATACAAGAAATAAGTTTTGAGATAATGAATGAGTTAACCCATTTACAAGATCATCAGGATTTCTTATACAAACTGTTAACCAGCAAAGATAGTTTTATTCGTAGAAGAATAATAGATCAAAATATTGCTTATTTAAATCACAGACTTGCATACTATCTAGATAAATTAGGATTGCCACATGATGTTAAATTTGCAAGTGATTTAGGTGTTGAAATTACAGAATACGGTAGAGATTTAGACTTTGATAATTTAAGTAGAGGTGAGCGTAATAGACTTATATTAGGACTATCCTGGTCATTTAGAGACATCTATGAAAGCCTTAATAGGCCTATGAACTTAATGTGTATAGATGAACTTATAGACAGTGGCATGGATTCTACAGGTGTAGAAAATGCTTTAGGTATACTTAAAAAAATGCATAGAGAACAAAATAAAAATATTATGCTAATCTCACATAAAGAAGAACTTGTAGGTCGTGTAAATAATGTACTAACAGTTGTCAAAGAAGGCGGCTTTACTTCATATAATACTGATACTGAATATGTTACTTAATGTTAATCTTGGCAAAGAAAAAATAAACTATACCTTAATTTACAAGTTATTTGATCATAGGGTATCCAGAAGAATTTGGCAAAGATTTAAGCAACAAGAATTTAAACTTTTAAGCCATGATAGATTTTACGGTTTCGGAGAAACTAAACAAGAAGTAGAAATTAAGTTACAAGAGGATATAGAAAATCTTCAGAGACTTAAACCCGATTTATATCTTCCAGAAGACGATTTAAATTATTTGCATGAAAATTTTGTAGAAGTACATAATTCTCTTAGACAAGACGAGGACGAAGCAAGACACTGGCTTAGTAAATTCAATTACGATATCCATCATTTAGAAACTTTTGATATAGGATTACCAACACGATTTATAACTACTACAGAAGATGAAGGGGAAACATTGCAAGATGATGATTATGATTTATTTGATAAAAATATATTAAGGAATCATCTGTATATGAATTACCCTCATGTAGGCAAAGAAATTATGGGCATGTATCAAAATAACGATTTAGATATTCCTGCAGAACAAATTATGCCTACAAGTATTCTTAAAAATGATTTATTCGGTTGGTTCAATCCTGATAGAATATGGACGGACAGATTAGATATTGCTCAGAAAAGATTTTTATCTAAAATACACAACAAACTTCCTTATTCTATGGAAGATAAGAAACTAGCAATAGGTAAAATACCATTAGGGAAATTAACTCACGAACCAAGTAAAGACCTTATTAAGCAAAATAGATATATACATTCTATTATTGCAACACAGTAAATAGGTCCTACGGACCTTTTCAAACTACAATCAATCGTTTCGTTTCACTACACTCTTTCTTTTGTTTGAAAGTTTTTAAGTAATACCGTTATCATGTATGTTTGGGTCATAACTCACCTATACAGGTGAGAATGATGTCATCATGTGATGCCGTCGCCATCTTAACCTCGGGTGCTACTAGGAACCGGTGAGCCTTCTG